AAACAAAAATATATGGAGATAGGAAAAAGTGTAGAAGAAGGTATTGTCTCTAATCTTACAGATGCTGTGATGGGAACAAAAACACTTGCACAAGCAGCTATAAGTGTTTTAGATAATCTAAAAAGAAAACTCATTGAGGTAGCTATACAAAGGGCTGTTGCTGGGATAGGAGGTAAAGTCGGTGGATTTTTAAACAGTATTCTTGGTAAAAGAGCAAGCGGTGGCCCTGTATCTGCTGGTGGTGCGTATTTAGTTGGTGAGCGTGGTCCTGAGATTTTGCAACTTGGCTCTAAAGGTGGCAACATAATACCAAACAATGCAATGGGTGGTGGTGGTGTTACAAATGTCGTGACTGTTAACGTAGACGCAAAAGGTAGCTCAGTGGCTGGTAATGGTTCTGGTGCTGATCAATTAGGTCAATTAATAGGTGGTATAGTTCAACAAACACTTGTAAAAGAACAAAGGGCGGGGGGTTTATTAAATAGATAATGGCTACTTTTCCTTCAATCACTCCCTCTTATGGGATGAGAAAAACAAGTTCACCAAAGATAAGGACAACACAGTTAGGCGATGGCTATGAGTTTAGGGCTTTGTATGGCCTTCCTTTATCTCAAGATCCAAAAGTATATGATCTTACTTTCAACGTGTCTGAGACTGAATCAGATGTAATAGAAGGCTTTCTAAGAAGTAGAGTAAACGATCAAGCAAGTTTTACATTTACCCCACCAGCAGAAGGGTTCACAAAAACAGGAACATATTCCCAAAGCACTACTACTGTGACAATCACGATCACACAACATGGGGTTGCTATTGGTGATGTTTTGACTATTGACTACACTTCTGGCTCTGCAACTGATGGTGATTTTGTTGTTGCTTCCGTTACAAATGATGATGTATTTACAGTAACGGCTGCTGCCAGTGCAACTAACAGTGGCAATGTATCAATAACACTTTCTGGGGCTGGTAAATATGTCTGTGATTCTTGGACAAAAACAATACCATATAACAATAGAGCAATAATAAATACTACTTTTAGGGAGGTATTTGAACCATAAATGTCAAATCCTACTTCTCAATTACAAGAACTAACCAACAAATCAATTATTGAGTTGTTTTCTGTTGAATTAAAACCTGATATACATTATACAAAGTCTGCAAAAACAGCTACCTATAGTCAGTCAGCTACAACTATTACTATCACACTAAACTCTCATGGATTTTCTACTGGCCTTGTTTTAAGCCTTGATTTTACCTCTGGAAATGGGATTGATGGAATCTATACCATACAAACAGTTGCTACAAACACTTTTACAGTCACAGGCACAACTTCACAGTCCACAAGTGGCAATGTGTCCTTCAATGTAAATGCGACCATAACAAATCCTACAGTTCATCTTTTTCATGCTGGTAATAATATGAAAGATAGTACTGATCTTGTATGGCAATCAAACACTTACACTAGGATGCCTTGCAGGGCAGATGGTTTTAAATATTCTGGAAAAGGTTTACTGCCAAGACCTACTTTAACTTTTTCTAATTTATTAGGTTCCGTTACTTCTATAATTTTGTTAGCAAATCAAACAACAGCTTTTTGTGATTTACAAAGTGCAAAGGTTACAAGAAGAAGAACCCTTGCAAGTTTTCTTGATGGTGTTAATTTTCCTTCTAATGTAAATCCTTATGGTACTCCTGACCCTTCAGTAGAAATGCCGAGAGAAGTTTATTTTATTGATAAAAAAACAACAGAAAATAGGAATATTGTAGAATTTGAAATGGTAAGTAGTTTTGATTTGTTTGGTATTGGTGCGCCAAAAAAACTTGTTACAAGAGATGACTTTAAAGGTGTTGGAACTTTTGTTAACTTTTAGATATGACTTGGAAAGAATCTTTTAAAACATACGCACAAGAACAAACACCAAATGAAGCGTGTGGGTTGCTTGCAATAATAGACGGCAAAGAAACATTCTGGCCTTGTAAAAATTTAGCTGAAGGCAAACATGAATTTTTTATGCTTGACCCTGATGATTGGGTAGAGTGTGAAGATACAGGAGAAGTTATTGGTGTAATTCATAGTCATCCTGTAGGAGCAGCAATAGCTTCTGATGCAGATAAAGCATCTTGTGAACACATAGGCTTTCCATATTATATTTATAGTATTAACCAAGATCACTGGACAAAAATAGAACCATCAGGATGGAAGGCTCCCTCATTAATTGGTAGAAGGTTTATCTGGGGTAAATATGATTGCTGGTCTATTGTGACAGATTGGCTAAAAGAAAATAAAAATATTGAGATTCCATACTGGCAAAGACCAAAAACGTTGAAAGAGTTTGCAGAGAATCCAGAGTTTGAATATGCTTTACCTAAACTTAATTTTAAAAAACAAGAAAAAACAGACAATTTAAAAACTGGAGATGTTTTGTTGTTTACAGGTGCAAAACAAAAACTTAGTCATGTCGCTGTTTATATCGGTGATAGTATGATATTGAATCACAATTTCAAAGCTTTAAGTTGTAGACAACAACTAAATCTAAATTATCAAAAAGCATTAAAAGGGGTTTATAGATATGCAGCTTAGAACAATAAAAGTATATGGCAATCTTAGAAAATTTTTAGGAAAATCAACATTTGAAGCGGCTGTAAATTCACCGCAACAAGCATATAGTTTTTTAAAAGCTAATTTTGAAGGCATTGAAAAACATATGAATAATCAGCTTTATAAGGTAAAAATGGGAGGTCGTGAAATAACACAAGACTTTGTATCTTCCACAGGGCAAGGTGAAATTCAAATTATTCCTGTTGCTGTTGGATCAGATTTTGTAGTTGACTTTTTTGAAGATGCTTTTAATTTTGTTGTTAGTAATGTAGTGCCTTTAGTGACGGCTTTTGTTACAGGTGGTACAAGCCTTTTACTTACCACAGCAGCATTAACTCTTGCAACTGATTTATTAACACCTGATCTGCCTACCAATAATGTTTCTTCTGTTGGTGATACCGACCCCAGTATTAGAGGGTCATATAGCTTTACTGGTATTCAAAACATTAGTTCTAGTGGAGTTCCAGTACCAATATTATATGGATATGTTTATAGCGGATCAATTTTAATTAGCTCTGGTGTTGATAATGCACAATTAGTTGCGATCATAAATGATACAGGTACTTATTCTCAGTCTGGTAGACGAATAACAGTATATTTAAATAACCATAGTTTTCGTAATGGTGAAAGTGTTGGCTTAGATTTTATAAGTGGGCCTTTATCTGGACATCCAACTTTAGATAATCAAGGATTAGGTACTTTTGGTGTTGAAAATGTCACAACTAACACTTTTGAATCTCCATTGGGGATGTGGAGTAATCAATCATATGGAAATTCTGATAGTAATGTTGTTAAAGTCTTAAATAGGGTCACATATTAATTATGCCTAGATTAGTAGACGATGAATTATTTGGTAGAGATGGCAGAATTTTAGACCCTGATTTAGTTGAGGGTGGTTTAAGAAGTAAATCTTTTGCAACAGTCGTTGATTTATTGGGCTATGGAGAAATATCAGGCTTTAGAAGTCCATCAAATACATCCTCAGATGTAGAAGATACTTTAAATATTGGAAGAGACATTTTTTTAGACAATACACCTTTAGTAAATGCAAATGGTGATGCAAATTTTCAAAATGTAGACGTTTTTTTTAGAAACGGAAGTGCAGATCAGACCCCTTTAGGTTCCATTGATTCTTTTGGGGCAGATCGTATAGAAAATACAATTCCTGTTGGAGTTCCAGTTACCAAAAGTACATCTGTTGCAAGATCAATTACAGGTGTTCAAGACTCAGACGGTAACGAACTTATAAAAATGTTGAGAGTAACTATACAAATACCAGCTTTGCAAAATTTTGAAACGGATGGAGATATTACAGGAACCGAAGTAAAAATATCTATAAATATAACAGAAAATGATGGTACTGTTCATAATACTGTTGTTGAAAATTCTATAAGCGGTAAAGCTACAAGTCCATATTTAAAAGATTATGAAATTGATTTAGAGGGCGACAATTTACAATTTCCATTAACTGTGACTGTCATTAGAAATACTGATGATAGCACTAGCTCAAGATTACAAAATGCCACTAATCTTCTTTCTATAACAACAATAATTACTGAATCACAGGCATACGCTGGTTTTGCTTATGTAGGTTTAAGGTTTAATGCACAGGAATTTCAAAGCTATCCAAGACGTATGTATAGGGTTAAGGGTACTAAAATTTCTATTCCGCATGATACAGAGATTGATCTTGAAAATGGAAGAGTAATATACCCTGCGGATTACACATTCAATGGAACATTTAAAACAGATAAAGAGTGGTGTTCTGATCCAGCTTGGATTCTATACGACCTGTTGACAACAGATAAAGGTTTTGGTGGTACAGATGGTGTTATTGATGCGGATACTTTAGATGTTTTTAGTTTTTATTCTGCCAGTGCATACAACAGCGAACTGATAACAGATCCAATAACAGGAACAACAGAGCCTAGATTTAGCTGCAATGTAATTCTAAATAAAAAAAATGATGCGTTTACTTTGATAAATGATCTTTGCTCAGTAATGAGAGCAATGCCTTTTTATAGTGTAGGGTCATTAACTGTATCTCAAGATCGACCAACTAACACTTCTACTAATACTTCTGATCCTCAATACATATTTACAAATGCCAATGTTAGCGAGCAGGGGTTTACATATACAGGGGTAGGTCAAAAAACAAAATTCACAGAAGTTGAGGTTTCATATTTTGATAATGATACACAGAGTTTAAACTTTGAATATGTAAGTGCAGATGAAATAACTGCATTGTCAGGTTATACAACAAAATTCGGAAAAATAAGAAAAACTCTTAAATCTTTTGCCTGTACTTCAAGAGGTCAAGCAAATCGTCTTGCCAGATGGTTTTTATATACAAATTTAAAGGAATCAGAACTTTGTTCTTTTAAAACAACTCTCGAAGCTGGTGTTATCGTAAGACCTTCAATGATTATTGGTATCGCTGACAGTTTAAGGGCTGGGGTAAGAAGAGGTGGTCGTATAAAATCTGTTACTAATACAACTACTATTGTTGTTGATGATGCCAACAATACTGATTTAACAGCAGAAAATTCTGCAACATTATCTGTAATTATGCCAGATGGTACTACTGAAAGCCGCAGTATATCCTCTATCTCTGGCACAACAATTACTGTTTCTTCTGCTTTTTCTACATCCCCAAATGCTAATTCAATTTATGCGATAGAAAATTCTACAGTTGAATTTCAAACATATAGAGTTTTAGGTATTGAGGAAACAAATCACTGTGAATATAATATCTCAGCAATTATTCACGATACAAATAAATATGCTCAAGTTGAAGATACAACAGTTGCTGCAAATCCTAGAACAATAACAACTTTATTAGCTGAAAAGCCATCACCAAGTAACGCTTCAGCAACAGAGCAAATTGTAGTTTTAAATAACAGGGCAGTTTCTAAAATCTTTGTATCTTGGGAACCAGTGCAAGGTGTAAAAGAATATTTATTAGAATTTCAATATGAAAACGATAATCCAGAAAGACAAAGAATTTCTAGGCCAAGTTTTGAGTTATTTGAATCTAGACTTGGTTCATATACCTTTAAAATAAAATCTTATAACACTTTAGGTAAATTAAGTTCAACAACTACCACTGTTGAGGTGCAAGCTGTTGGTAAAACAGAAGTACCAGCAGATGTCCAAAATTTAAGAATAGAACCTTTATCAGATGAATTTGTAAGACTACGTTTTGATAAATCGACAGATGTTGATGTTTTGCATGGTGGAAACGTAGTTATTCGTAGTTCTAACCTTACAAGTGGAGTCACTTTTACTAATGCTGTTGATGTATTACCAGCTTTAAGTGGAAACGTAAATGAAACAATCGTACCAAATATTGTAAATGGCACATACGTTCTTA